AATGCAATGCAAATGAAACTATTTTATTTATATCCATTTTTGCCTTTGCTGCTTCCTTCGGTGGGCCAAGCTTCCCATGATGCCCCCGCTGTAGAGGCTCCCAAGGCTCGCCCTTCGCTTTCTGATACCATTAGGGCCTTTGATGTAATCCCGCTTTCGAATGAATTGGACTGTCTAGCAAAGACTGTTTATTTTGAGGCGCGAAATCAGCCTATAGAAGGTCAAATGAAAGTTGCCCAGGTGGTGAGGGAGCGGATCAAGAGTAAACTTTATCCTAATCAAATATGCGATGTTGTAAGTCAGCCGCGCCAGTTCAAACATGATGGTTCAATCCATAATATCAAAGCTTATAAGCTTGCTTACAAAATAGCTTTTCTCTCTAAGCGGTGGCCGGGTGATGGATCAACGCACTTCTTTTCTGGCCCCACCCCCTATTGGGCGAAGGAAATGGAAGAAAAAACAATCGTGGGGGACCACACTTTTATGAAGGAAATAAGATGAAAGAGATTATGATTTTAAGAAAAGCATTTCTGTTGGGGTTAACTTTTTTCTTTTTAGCGAACTGTTCTCCCGAACCTGAACCCGAACTGGAAAAAGAACATATTTACATTACGGCCTGTAAAAAGTTTTTGGAAAAGGTGGTTGTGTCTCCAGGAAGCCTTCAATACCCTTCAATAATTTTTTATGAAGTTACCAGGTTGGCACGGATAACCTATGATTCGAATAATTCATTAGGAGTTTTATTAAGAGGGGAAATTGTCTGCAAATATAAAACAGATCAAAAGCGTGATGATCCCAATAATTTTAAATTTAAATCTGTAACCCTTAACGGAAATACCTTGGATGAAGGATTAGTTGGAGCGTATGGAAGTTTAATATCCACAGAAATGATGATTGAAAGAATCAACAATGGAGACAAGAGATGAAGATAGTCACACTTGAGTTCAGAGAATGTGGAGATGGGAAAACATATTATACCTATCGTGATAACCACGGCAAGGAACATGAAAGCGCTGGATATAAAACGCCCTTGATAGCTATTGGTCAAGCAACCGCAAAAGCCAAGAAATTCTTTAAGGAACCCAAACAATGAACAGGACACTAACAAGGGAAGAGATATTAGGACTTCATGAATATTTCACGAAAAGAACGGGTGGCGCGAATTGCATAATGAATGGGGTGAACATGACAACCCTCTGCAACATGGCCCTTAACTCCATACCAAAGGCTTTTGATCCAGAGGATGAAACAACGTGGCCGCCGATCGGAGGATATTACTTAGCGAGACACAGCAACAGCGAGAGCTGGTGCGAGGCAATATTTTCCAGAGCCAGTCTCTCCCTCGGGTACGCAGGAGGACCTGAATCTGGAAATTGGGGTGGTCATGGAATAGGTACGCCAGATTATTGGATGCCCATCCCAAAGGTAGGACAAAGCAAATGAGTGATGCCAATAACGATATAAAACACACTAAAGAACCTTGGGAAATATGGAATGACCCCGCCGGTAGCCCCATTATTAAGAGTATTTGGAGAGACGGCAAAAACAGACGATGCACCACATTTGTGGCAGAGACGTTGGACATGGAACGGTCATTTCATGACGCCAAACGCATAGTAGCCGCCGTAAACTTCTGTGAAGGCTACGGCAACGAAAGCCTTATAGCAGGGGAGGCAGTGATTGTGCCTAAAGAGCCGACAGAGGAAATGCTGGAGGCTGGCTTTAGGATATTTGCGGATAGCGGTCTAGTGGAAGAAACGATGGAAGCCGATAAGCTCGTTCTGGAAGAAATCTACAAAGCCATGACGGAGAGTAAGTGATGAAAACATGTACAAAATGCGGCGAAACAAAGCCCATTGAGGACTATCACCGTAACAAGAAATCTCTCGATGGGCACCTAACCTTTTGTAAGGCTTGCAGACAGGTCCAGGGGTGCAAAGACAGGGCCAGAAATCCAGACATATACCGGGAACAGATGCGGCGACACTCTAAAGCTTCGTACAAGAGGAATGCCGCTTCTCACGCCCAAAAACGCAGAGACTACTACAATAAGTTTCCTGAAAAAAAGAAGGCCCACAGGGCGGTAAGCTATGCACTCGAATCGGGGAAGTTAAAAAGGCTATCCTGCGAGGTTTGCGGGAAAGAAAAAGCACATGCCCACCACGAGAATTATTCCAAGCCACTGGACGTTATTTGGCTCTGCTCAGTCCACCACTCCGAAATCCACAAAGTTGGCGCGGAGAAGTTATTAGGAGGATGTCAACCGGTATAAAGTGTGCTACTGTAACTTTCCCTTAAAACTAGGAGATTAAGATGGCTCTTTTAACCGTTGAAAAAATTCTCGATACCGGATTGAACCCAACGTTAGTCGCTGCTGCGGCTGGTGGTGATACATTCAAGAACCAGGCAGGAAGCAGAACCTTTCTGTATGTTGATAACGCTGGCGGCGCACCTATTACCGTCACCGTTACCGCACAACAAACTTCTGCTGTGAGTTCAGGTTTAGGCAGAACCACCAAAGCAGACTCGATTACTGTCGTAACCAATGCTCAGTTCAGGCTTATTGGCCCGTTCCCTGCACAAGCCTTTAACGATGGCACTGGCACAGTATCTGTTACATATTCTGCCTCAGCATCAGTAACCGTTGGCGTGATTGAAGTTCCTAACGATTTGGCGCAGTAATTTGTTAGCAGAACAAAAATATCCGTTTTGGCTTAATGCTTTCGCTGGGGTTTCCTTGGTAATGTTTTTTGGCGGTATGGTTTTTATGACGATTGGCTTTGATGATGCCCCATTGATAGCAGGGTTGGGCGCTATTTTGGTTTGGATTTCAGCAAGGATTACTGGAAAGATAAGAAGAAGCAATCAGATCAATGATTAAAAAAGGAGTAGAAAATGAAACCGAAAACTAATTATGAACTTTTAGATACTTTTATAAAATATGGGATAGGCTCAATCTCAGCTATAAAACCTGAATTTTTGTTTGATGCTTTGCAAGATGCTTTCCAATTTCATATACTTTGTCAAAATAATGATGCAAAAAAACAAGGTGGTGTCTCTTTTAAAACAGGAAAACAAGTAGATGCCAAGATTGTAAAAGGGCGGACACTCTATGATCCACGAAATTAATGATTAAAAAAGCTATATATAATTTCATAGGGCGCAAGTTTGAGGAAGATTTGGGTGGCTTTATCCAGACCGTTAGTACCGAAATCCGGGCGCATTATGGCTTTGAAGACCCAAAGGTAGATGAATGCTCCGCTAAAATCCTCATAGCTCTTATGCACCAGATGAAATATGAGCGGAGAGTGTAATGGGTAATAAAAACTCAGGTAGGAAATCTAGGTATACCGAAGCCATAGCAGATGAGCTTTTTGAACGTCTTGCTGATGGTCAAAGTCTTTATCGTATTTGCAAAGATGAAGATATGCCAGCGGAACCAACTGTAAGAGCATGGGTAATTGATGATAAACCAAAGGGTTTTTCTGCGAAATACGCACGCGCAAGAGACATGGGGCTTGATAAGAAGGCAGATCAATTATTAGAACGAGGTGATAATTGTCCCCCTGATACTGCCTATGTTGCCAAAGAAAGACTTTATAGCGACAATTTGAAATGGTATCTAAGCAAACTGGCTCCCAAGAAATACGGCGATAAAATCCAGAATGAACAAAGCGGAACTATTACGGTTGTTATTGACAAAGCTGATGAAGGTAACTTATAATACTTCTGCACAAACTCCCAACCCTCTTCCCATGACCATCCCTTGCTTTTAAGTGAGGGGTGGTTTATTTCTATCTCTGTTTGAAATATTGGGTTAGCCCTTTTACTATCGCTTCGCTACGATTGAGATTATTTTTCCTGGCATATTGGTCAATGGATTCTAATAATGGAATGGGAAGCCTAACGCCAATTAAAGTAGTCGGGCTACCATATTTTTGATGGCGACCTGATCCTTCACGCTTACCACCCCAACCCTCATCAGTTAAACCAATATCTCTGGCGTTGGTTTCATTAATAAAATCTTCTATATATTCTTTATTAGTCATTGATATTGTGCTCCCTTATAGGGGTTTGCCACCAAGGGCCGTAGCATTTATAGCAACCAAAGCCTTCACAATGGCGACAGTGGACTAATTGCCGACCCCGTTTTCTGTTCCACCAAATTCTTAGGTAGCCGGACAGGTTTGGTTTAATAATTGGGTTTCTTGGGGTCATGTTCTATCTCCTAGTTGGTTAAAGATTCAAAGGTTGCTCTTAATCTTTTCTGTTTGGCACTGGTGCGAATTTGTCTCTCAGTGATTGTCCCGCAGCAACAACACTTCCAGGCGGGCTTGCAGTCTTCATAGCCAGAGTCTGATTCGCAGCCTTCTTCATATATCCAAGTTGCTTCTGAAACCATACCTTTGCGACCGCTTGGGTTACATGTTTTGCAATTTATTGTTGGGCGGTGTGTCATGTTCTCTCTCCGTTGTTTGTTATATTATATATAATGATTGTGTATGACATTTTCAAGGGGTAGATGAGAAAAAAGATGAAAAAAACTAAAAAAACTTTATACTAATGTTATGTTTAAAAAGAACCCCAAACAAATCCTGGCCGTTGATCTCATAACGGCGCATAAATATTTATTGCTCTATGGTGGTTCGCGTTCTGGTAAGACAGCCTTGTTCACACGCCAGATCGGAATAAGGGCAGCGGCCAAACCTTCACGCCATCTTATAACCAGGTTTCATTTCAAAGATTGTAAGACTTCGATGGCGCTTGAAACATTTCCTGAAATTATGGAACTGGCCGAAATTCCTTTTCACATGAATAAGACGGATTGGTATGCCACGCTTCGGAACGGTTCACAGATATGGTTTGGTGGTCTGGACGATAAAGACCGCACTGAGAAAATCTTGGGTAAAGAATACAGCACTATCTATTTAAACGAATGTAGCCAGATAAGTTGGAAGGCCGCAACAATAGCTATGACACGCCTTGCACAGAAGTCTGGGCTTACCCTTAAGATGTTTTTCGACTGCAACCCGCCCACGATCAAACACTGGCTTCACAAGCTATTCATAGAACAAATCATGCCTGATACTGAGCAAGCCTTAAAGAACCCTGGCCAATATGGTCACATGCAAATGAACCCGGTTGATAATCTAATAAACCTGGGCGAAGGCTATCTTGAGATTCTTGAAGGATTACCCAAGCGCCAGCGTCAAAGATTCCTTGATGGTTTGTTTCAATCGGATGTTGAAGGCGCTATGTGGGATTACGCATGGATTGAATCAACACGGGTTGACCAGGTGCCATTAGACTTGGAAAGAATTGTAGTGGCTATCGATCCGGCAGTAAGCAGTAATGAGAATTCAGATGAAACTGGAATCATAATCGCCGGCAAGAAAGGCGATGATTATTATATCCTGGAAGATACCAGCAAAAAGCTAACACCGTCCGGTTGGGGCAACAAAGGTATCAATGCCTATGAACGCTGGAAGGCGGACCTGATAGTAGGCGAGGTCAACAATGGCGGCGATATGATAGAGACAGTCTTGCGTAATATCAATAAATCGGTTAATTATAAAGCCGTACATGCCACAAGAGGTAAAGTTATTCGCGCCGAACCTATAGCGGCCCTTTATGAAAAAGGACAAATCCACCATGTCGGACAGTTTCCAGAGCTAGAGGATCAAATGACTTCTTTCACCCATGATTATAATCGTTCAAGAGATGGAAGCCCCGACAGACTAGATGCTCTGGTGTGGGCGCTGACCGAGTTAAACGGATCACATATTCAATGGGAGGTATTATGAATAAACTTACAGAATTGAAAAATAGAAATCGTCGGAAGCGTTGGTTTCATTTAACAGATAAAGAGTTGGATGGTGCACCCACATTCACACTTTTTATTATTTTTGTTTTGAGCATGATCGGGTGGGTTTTTGTTTTAGCATTTACAATGGAGAATTAAATAATGCCAGGTAAACCACCAGCAGGAATATCTATGGAAACTTCTAAAACTGAATTATTATTCTTTCAATCCACGTTAGGTCTTTTAACATTATTTATATCATCAATGATGATTTATGGAATATTTCTTTTAATACAATCAATTGGATTTAATATTTTATGGTTTTTCCCAATAGCTTTTATATCATGGCTTGTCGGACGTTTCTTATTTAAGGATGTTTAATGCGTAATAGATTCTTTTCATTATTTGGTAAAAAAGCCTTTGATCCAAGGTTTACCACTATCCTTTCAACAAGCAACGCTTTCCAGCGTCCCTTCAAGGTGCGCCAACTTATCGAAGGCTATAACGAGTTTAAATGGCTTCGTGCTGTAGTCATGAAAATTGCTGATATGGGCAGCGCAGTACAATGGGTTACTCGTAACGAACAAGGCGAGATAGTTGAGAACCATGAACTTACACAATTAATCGCACGCGGTAACATGCAGTTCGGCGGCAGGGCTAATATGAAGCTGGCCTTCCAATATCTTTGCTTGGTTAATACTGCGGATTTCCTTAAACAACGCACTAACGGCACCAAGATTGATGGATTGCTACCTATACCGCCGCAGTGGGTTGATGAGCGTCCTATCTTAGGAGTTGGCATTTATAGGATTACACCTGACAATGGAAACATCCAGACATTCCAGCCAGAAGATGTAATTTCAATCATTGATCCCGATCCCGTTAATCCATATCGTGCTGGTCGTGGGGTTGGTGAAGCATTGGGCGATGATCTGGAAACAGATAAGTTCGCAACTAAACACACTAAGAATTTCTTCCACAATAATGCACGGCCCGATTTGCTGATCCAAGCGGAAGACCCCAACGAATCCTTTGGCAAGGATAATGTGAAACGATTAGAGCAGGGATGGACACAAAAGCTGCAAGGTTTCATGAATTCACATTTACCCTTCTTTCTGCCCGGTCGAGTTAAAATAGATAAAATCGGTAGCGAATATAAAGATTTGGGCATGAATGATCTTCGGAAGGCTTCAAGAGATGTTATCTTGCAGGTTTATGGTCTTAGCCCGGAAGTCTTAGGCGTGATCGAGAATTCAAACCGGGCGACTATTCAAGCGGCTGAGAGATTTGTCTTCAAACATGTGATTGTTCCCAAGTTGGAAGTTATCAAGGATGCGTTCAACAATAATCTTGCGCCTGAGTTCGGTAATGTGAAACTTGATTTCATTTCGCCCATTAAGGAAGATAAGGAAGAACAGATTCAAGTCATGAAAGCTAATCCTTGGGCTTTCACAGCAGATGAGCATAGAGATGCGGCAGGATTGCCCAAGCTTGCAGTCGGCGGCGATATCCATGCTATTCCGTTTAATCTGTTCTTGTCAGATAAATTGATCCAGCCAACGACAGGTGAAAAATCAACTAAACAGAAATTCATTATAGGTGAAACCGGGATTGAACATATTATTCCTAAACAAGATGGCGAAGAGGGATCAAATACGGTTCGGAATGTAACCGCCGCAGTTGCCATTGCAAGCGTTGCAGAAGCCGCTAAGGGACCAATAGGGGATACAATGGTATTCTTCGCTGGTCAGGTCTTTGACCAGGCTGGTATCGCACTGGCATTAGATTTAGCCGATGAAAGAGCAATACAGTTTATTCGGGACTTTGGGTTTGATAGGGTACAGGGCATGGTTGATGCCACCACTATAAAAAATCTAAGAGCAACTATGCGTGAAGGCTTGCTGGCCGGTGAGGGGACAGCCAAGCTTGCTGATCGAATCCAGGATGTGTTTGATGTTCGTATGGGGAGAGCAGGGACTATCGCCAGGACGGAAACAATTCGGGCCGCTACTGAATCAACTCTTATTGCGATGAAAGCTGCACAAGTCCCTGCTAAAAGATGGATTGCCACATTCAATAACACACGCGATACCCATGCTGAATTGCATAATCAGATCGTACCAGTGAATCAGCAATTCCGAAGCGAAAGTGGGGCAACCGCACAAGGCCCAGGCGGATTCGGCGTTGCGGAGGAAGATATTAATTGTCAATGCTTCCTTGACCCCGTTATTAATGAAACACGCGCTTTACAGGATTCGGAAGAAAAGCTTCTGGCAATATGGAAATCGTTTGAATCAGAGCGGCAACCATTCGAGAGAGCATTAAGAGCAATATTTATTAGAGGATTTATCAAACAACGTGAAGCAGCATTATTGGCACTTCGCGGTTTAGAAAGTGAAGCGGCATGATTTTAAATATTGATGATAGAAAAACATTTCCTAAAAACGGAGAACACATTTTTATAGAAGCTCCCGGTAAAAATACATGGGAAGCACATGGTTATTATGCTGCTCTTTTTTATCATTGTGAACACCTAATAGAAAAAAACAAAAAAGTTATTTATCTTTTAAAAATATCAGGAACAAATAAGATATTAGATATTGATTTATTTGATGGATGCAGATGGGTTGACGCAGAAGAAATTTTTCCTTGGAAAGAAAAAACACAACTAACAGAAAATAATTCCATAATTGAAAGGCTTAGAAATGAGCAATAAACTTAAGTGGGCCAGCGAATATAAAGAAGGCGATGGGGATGTATTACTAAAATCTTATCGTGGTGATGTTGTTAAACGGGTTGATGAAGAAAACCGGACAGTCGAGTTTATTATCTCCACTGCCGATGTTGACCGCGATAAGATTTTTTAAAAAAATATTACATCAGATTGATCACAAGGACGGTAACCCACTTAATAACAAAAGAGAAAATCTTCGTTTATGTACTTCTCGTCAAAATCAACAAAATCGAACTAAAAGAAAAAAAATGACAAGTAAA